CAGACCCTACTTGTCCTAATCCTACGTTATTAGCTTCATTTACTGAATATGTATTAATTGCCATCTTGTTTCTCCTTGCTTATGACTTACCGAGCGTGACTTGTCTCATGGTCATATTGGTTATGCTAAATATTTTTGTAATTCTTTATCATACGATGCTTCTAATAACTGCAATTGCGCTAATGAACCTTGAGCCAATTCTGTATCTTCATCTGTTGCTATTTGCGTTCCAATTATTCCTTTTAAACATCGTATTGCTGCCCCAAGGACCATTAATTTGTCAGCTTCAATTGGAAAATTTGATATGTCAGATTCAGTATGTGAATGAAGTATTATAGTCCCATCAGATTTTTGAGGTACTAATGGCACGTGCAATAGGGTTCCTGATGTTTCGTTCCCATCAGCAACGATATAAACTTTTTCAGTTTTAAAATAAAAAGCTGGATCATTTGCAGTTGCATAATAGATTGAACCAGTATCTTTTGTTTTAGCTAATTGTGCTAAAGGTATTTCTCTAGCAACTAAATTAGATTTATAAACTTCTAATACTTTTTCATCACTTACCGCTAATCCGCTTGAAGTAACATTACTTTCTTTTGCTATTTTTAATAATCTTTCATTTGGAGTTAATTTGATTATTTCAGTACCTGATGCAATTAATGCATCTGTCATCATTTGAGTATCATCAAATGTTCCTAATAAATCTCCAATTTGTACTGAGAAAGCCGCCACTAAAAATCACTCCCCATTATTGTATAGCCATCATCAATTCGCCCTTTATTAGCGTATCTCTTAGCTTCTTTTATCTCATCTTTAACTAGTTGTCTAAAATAGATTGCTTGATTTAAAGTTTCAGGTTTCATCTCATAACCTTTAGCAATAGCAAAGTTTGCCAATGACTCATGAAACTCTTCAGGAATATTTGGCTTTTCATCCATTCGTATTCCACCTGTACTATCTGCTACTCCTCCAGCCCCTATTTCAACAAAACTAGCAATAAAATCTTCATCTTTTAAAACCGCATGAATTGTTACATTATTTGTACCAGCAACTCCAATAGATATATAATCTTTATTTTTATCATTTTCAGATTGAGTGACAAGACCAAGTTTGTCTCTTTCAATCCACCAAGCGTGTTTTACTGCACTATCTCTAACTGACATCTTCGAACTCTGGCTTTCCTACTATTCTTAGTATTTCATAATTATCAATATCAACTCTTATTACTTCAATGATGCTAGAATCAAGGTCATAGTATCTTTTATCTGCTACAGAAGAAACAGATTTATGCCCTTTTAATATTCTTGTTTTTCTACAAAAATCATCCAATGCTTTATTTAAATAGATACGAATTAACGTATCAGGCATATCGGGATGATGCAGTTTGACAAGTTCTATTAATTGTTCTTGAGTCATATTTTAATAGGTTTTCTTAGAGCGTCCATAACTGGGTCTTTTTTTTTACTCGGTTTGACCGCTTTCTTTTTTACTGTTTTTTTCTTTGCCATTATTTTCCCACAAGAGGAGGGGCATAAAGCCCCTCACTCTTTATTTTCTATTAACCACCGCTTATTATGTGAGCATCATCTGTGCATACTCCATGCACATAAAATTTTGCTCCATCGCAAACAATGTATATTTGGTCACCAACTGTTGCTGCACCTGATGCAAATGCTACTACATCAGCAGCATCAATATTTGTACCATTTTCAGCAACACTAACTCCAAACATTGTATCAGTTGGATTGCAGTTAATGCTAAACTGATTTCCAGCTGCAGTTCCTAAGATAAAATGTCCTTCCCATCCTTTAGCACTACTTGCCAAAGGCAAAGTAATAGTAACAGCAGATGATTGAGAACAAATAAATGTTTTCCCGCTGTCTGCTAAAGATAATGATTGAGTTGCATTTAGTGATTTAATACCTGCACTTGAACCACCTAAATAAGGTCTAGCCATAATAAACCTCCCTTAGTCTGTGATTTTGAATAGCTTGTGACTTTCAATTAAGGTAAGACCAATTCCTTCATCTGAGAAGTACTGATCTTTTACACCATCATAAGCATTGTCAGTTTTGATGTTTGCTTGGAACTTTGGCGCTCTATACTGCATCAAAGACAAGTTCTCATCACTCACAACAACCATAGATTTGTTATATGGTCCTCTTAGAGATGGAGTTGGAATTAACTGAAGCATTCCATGAGGTGTTTCTAGCATTCTGTAATTGAATCCTAAGCCATCACGCTTCATGTCGCCTAAGCTAACAGTCCAACCTGAGTTACCTGCAAGTCCACTTGCACCAGACATTTTAGAAAAATATCCTAATGCACCCGCACCAACAAAAGCACGTTTACTTCCAGCTTCAGGAACATAATGGAATACTTTTTCCATGTCGTCAACAAATGCGCCATAACTATAAGATGCTTCAGAAATAGTAAAATTATTCTGGTCATCTCCAGTTTTAGCATTGTTTTCGATTGCAGGAATAATACCCATTGTTGTTCTAATTGCTCCACCATCACTAGCGGCAATAGATTCTAAACTGCTAAAACCACCACTAAGATTCCAAGGATGCATACCATATAGAAATGCTCTTTCTTTTTGAATCTTGTGTTCTTGTGATTTTTGGTCTCTAAGCCTAGCTAATTCAGAAGATTCTCCACGAAGAGAGGCTTCTAAAAGAGTTCCAGTAATTTGCAATGGTGTCTTAAAGATTTGACACTGATTATAAACTACTTCTAGCTCGTCAGACCAAGCTTCGGGAGCTGAGCTTCCTTCTGCGTGTGCATTACCAACTACAATACAATAATCATTAGTAACTGGAGTTATATCTAATGCATCGGCACTAGCTGTATTGCCAATTCCACCCGCACTATCAGATTTAGAAAGCATTCTAAATTTGAAACCACTACCATCAGCAGTTGTTACTAATGCCACTCCTCTTTTTACTGCTTTTGCAGAATCCCATATCTCAACAACTAGTCCAAGATAAGAAGCATCTACACTAGAGCTAAGTCCAACTGCAGAATCTGCTACTATTTGATAGTATGGAGATTCAGCATTACTATCAGGAATGGTATCAGAACCTCCTTGAGTAATCTGAAACTCTTGCTTTTGCCACGGGTTACGATGTTCAAACATCTTATATGTTGGGTCTGCTAACCCACCTACTACACCACGATTTGAAATCACAGTAGTAAATGGAGTTACATCAGTCCATAGTTCTTTAACAATATTCGGGCGAATATAAAAATCTCGACGATCTGTGTATAATACACCCGAACTTGATAATTGTTTAGCTGACATTTAAGTCCTCCTAAGTTCGTTTGTTTGCCATTAAGCCTAGATTAAATAAATCCTCGTCATTGTATTGTGGTTCAGGTTCTCCACTTCCTACACCTGCAGGTGGGGGAACTACCGCTCTACCTTGACGATTCTTCATCATTTCAGCTTTCTGTCTTGTTTGTACCTCTGCTGTACTTGGAGCATTGCGTATCCTATCAAGAGCAACAAGATTCTCTAATGAAAGACTATCAGGAGATGTGTAGTAATTAATAAACTCAGAAGCTTTCTCTGGAGTATATCCATAACTATTAATCAGATTTTGTTGCATAGCTTCTTGCTGTTGCCTTGCCATCTGTTCCTGTTGTTGTGCTTGTTGTTGTTGATATTGATGCTCTAAATCAGATTGTCTTTTAGCTTCAAGGTCTTCTTGATAACCAACCAATTCTTCTCGGTAATTATCTAGATTTTCTCGATACTTAAAACTAGCTGACTCAGGGTCCATGTACGCTTCAGAGGCGTCATAGTTACTTGGCTTACTAGGTCTTTCGGGTTTCTTTAGTGATTCGACAGATTTCTCTTGCGAGGGAACCTGAGGGGTATCACCAGAGAGTGATTTTGCAACATTGTCCAACACCCAAGGATTATCATTAATATGCCTAGCGATAGGCTCTAATTGTTGAAATTCCTTTAGCTTATCTTCCATCTTGCTATACTCACTCGCCTTTTGATCGTATTTACTTTGCCAATATTCGTGGCGTTTTTCTTCAGGATTTTCCTGAGGCGCCACAGGTGTTTCCACCTTTTCTTCAGCCATATACATACCGCCCTCTTGGTTGGTATCTTCAAATGGCTCTAATACAGGTTGAGTTGTCTCAACTCCTACATCGTTTGTACTTTCGTCAGCAACGATATTATCTACTTCATTCACGTTCGTTTCTCCTTACAGATTTGCCTTACGAGGCAGCAACCTGTGGTTTCTTTTCCTTACTTCGTTCCATAGTTAATTGGTCATTAAGACGGGCTTCAAATAACTCAACTGCTTTTGCAGTCTTATCACTTGACCTACCCAACTCTGATTTAAATTTTTCAATCTCGACTCGTTTTTTATCGTGAACACTTTCACGTTCAGCAGTCTGTAAGTCACCTTTGACTTTCTTTAATTCTTCTTCTAGTTGTTGTATCATCTGTTGTTGTTGTTGCATAATAGATGTACGTTCTAGTACCCCTTCCGTATCTGCCACTTCTGTTTGTTCAAGTATTTCTACTTGGTCAATGATACCCGCTTGGTATAATTGCATATAATAATCAAACCTTGCCCAACGATTGGATGGCAGTGTAGACCCACTAACTACAATCAAGTCATATTTGCCTATTGTAACATCATTTACACGACCTATGATTTCTTTAGTAAAATCATCATAGATTGGTCTATTTAATAAGGCTTCACTTGTTCTACCATCGGGTTTCATCAATCGAATCACCTTTTCATCTACATACGTTTGCTGAATCAATTGCACGATAACTTTTCCTATTTGATTCAACATTTCGTCAATATCGTCTAACTTAGACTTTATTCTTCGTTGGGCGTATTCATCAATGGCTACAGTACCTTTGTATGTTTGGGGAGCCGCACTTGGGTCACCTGAGGATAAAGGATGTATGCCTAGAATGTGATAAATACTATTTTTTGCATCTTCTCTGTTTTTATATAATTCGTTTGGAAGTGGTATTGGACCCGCAACAATAGGTTGTCCAAG